GAACTTTAACCTTCTCCAGCCTGTAGGAGGCCAAATGCCAACAGCTGCCGAATACAGGGATCAGCTGAAAGCACTGCTCCCGCCCGGGCAAGCATTCCCGCGAGACCCAGGCACATCGCTTCATGACCTGTTGGATGGCATGTCGCTGGAGTTGGCCCGTGTGGATGGCCGTGGAGCGGCGTTACCGCTCGAGGCAAACCCAACCACTACCAATGAGCTGCTCGGTGACTGGGAGCGCGTTGCAGGTCTGCCGGATAAATGCTCAGGCTCGCTCGAAGAGACCATGCAAGGTCGCCGCAACGCGCTGCTCAGCAAGCTTGAAAGCACTGGCGGTCAATCGGTTCAGTACTTCACTGACTTGGCTCAGTCACTGGGCTATTCAGTAGCGATAGATGAGTTCAGGCCATTCCGTGTCGGCTCTTCGGTTGCTGGAGAAGCGCTGACAAACGGGCTTTGGGCATTCGCCTGGTACATCCAGGCGCCGGAAGTCAGTCCTGTTGATTTCCGCGTCGGCCAGTCTGCCGTCGGCGAGCCGTTGAAGGCGTGGGGCAATGACACGCTCGAATGCAAAATTACGCAGTTCAAGCCAGCACATACCATACCGATCTTCGCTTACGGACATTACGACCCGCTTCTTGATGGCGAGTTGATAGATGTCCTGGGGCACTGGCATACCGAGTCCTGGACCGAAGCAGGTTAAAAACTTTCCAATTCCGAATGCCCACCGCCGAGTGGGCTTTTTTTCGTCCGGAGAAATTATGAGTGTCACATCGGATCTTGCTCGGCTGTCCTTAACGATTGACAGAGCCAACGAACTGCTGCTGTCTGACAAAATAAAAACTGTCGATGTTGGCGGCGGGGTTCAGCGCCCAACTAATGCCAAGGTGATGGCCGATTTTGCAACGCAATTGGGCGGCGCAATGCCTTATACGACCGTGGCATTAGGGCTGGTCGGGACCGTTTCAGGTGCGCTGTTTAGCGTCCTGTCATCCGAATCGGATGAGTACGTCATTATTTATGAAAACGTTGCCGGTACGGCGGTGGAAAAGGATCGCTACCCGAACTCTGAGGCGCTCAAGGCGCAGGCGGCACTACTTTCAGGAACTGCTAGTGAAGAGGAATACTTGTCCATCGTGAGCGAGGAGGCGGAAAAAATTGCCTCGCTGACGCAGGCGCGTTTCACCACCCCGGCGTTTGAGATCGCCACCGATGCCGGGGCCACCGTGATTGGCGACGAAGAAGGCGGCGCACTTCTCCATGCCGATGATAACGGTGTGCGCCTGGGGCCTCTGGAGTTTAAATACACCGACCTGCCCGGCCTCTACGTCGTCTCCGAAGAGGGGGAGATCCTGCAGGACCTTTCCGATCCCACCCCGGTGGCCGCGCCGGCTGTCGGGCAGGTGGTCCCGTTCGAGGGGGGAGTGCTTTTCCACCCGGTGATTGCCGTGCCCGAACAGGGTGAGGTGTCGATCTACGTGAACAACATTCTGTCGCATCGCGAGCGTGCGGCCTCCGTTGTCGCCGCCCTGGGCAGCATGTCGCTGGATACTTTTTTCGCGGGGGCATCCGAGGGGCAGGTGCTACGCCTGCAGGCCTCGCGTTTTGGCTCCAGTGCGGCGCTGCATTTGCGCCCGGCGGACAACCCGGACTCGCGCCTGTCCATGGCCCTGAAGATTCTTAAGGTGCCCGTCCAGTCGCCGCTGGTGCCGATCAATGTGCTGTTGATTGGTGACAGCATTGCCAACCGCCAAGGCGCGCAACTGCTCAAAGCCTACCTGCAGGTGTTGGGCTTCGCGGCCACCATGATCGGGACGCTACGCGGCTCGGCGAACCCTGCTGATAGCGATGACTTCACTGGCGAACTCGGTGAGGCCCGTGAAGGTTGGGAGACCGGGGACTACACCAACGCCATTACTGATCGATCCTCTCCGGTGGCCGCAGGCAGTGAGGCGGCATACCTGGCCATGCCCAAGAGCACTGCCAAAGAGAGGAACCCGTTCTTGCGTGTTGCCACGGGGGGCGACTCTGCCGATATCGTGCGCAATGGCTACGTGTTTGATCCGGCGTTCTACCAGTCGCGGTTTGGCCTGGCGACCCCAGACATTGTCATCAATGCCCTCGGCACCAACGACGTGCGCGACCGTCCGGTCGAAACCCTCGCTGATCTTGTGTATGCCAACGACACGCTGTTCTACACACAGATCCGCGCCGCTTGGCCGAACGCTCGCATTGTGCGCTCGCTGCCGGGGACGGCGTTCACGGCGGCGCGCAATACGTTATGGAGCACCAGTTACACGCCCATGATCCGGGCCATGAAAAGTGCCATCGCGACCGCCAATAGCGACAAGATTTATCTGGCGCCGACCTGGGCCTTGGTTAGCTCGGAGGCGGGTTATCCGCTGCCCACGGGCAGCTCGGATATCGATGGGTTTATCCCCGGCAACTTCCTCAACACCATCCATCCCGAGGGCGCTGGCCGGCATGGCCTTTACGAGGTGCTGGCCAACTACGTGGCCGCCGCTGCGCTCTCTCTCCACTAATAAAACGGGAAAAAATACTATGGGTACTCAAATTACTGCGCGTGGAGTTCCAGGTCCTTGGTACACCAAGGTGGCCCCACCGGTCACTCGCGGCCTTGAAGGGTGGTTCACCCTGGATACGGACGTGCAGCGTTTCGGTTTCAATCGCGCCCCAGGCAAGTTGGATGCCATCATTGTCGGTGCGCCCTCGGCGTTTGCCGGCTACGGCCGCTTCAAAGGGAATCTGAACTACCTGCAAACCCAGATCGCCGATAGTGATGAGTTGACGATCATCGTCGTGGGGCGCGCTGCCGCGCCGCTGGTGGCGGGCGTGGATGCGGCCATGCTGGTTGGCGCTCACTCCGGGCCGATCACCACACCGGGTTACAGCGGGACCGCCTCGGCGGGCAATATCTTTTTGGATCACCCGACCTTGTTCAAGGCGACCGCGACTCGAAATGATGGCACCGGGGCGGCCACCACCACGGGTGGCGTATCGGGCACCGGCACCGGCACCGCGACCTGGGCGCTCAGAACGCTGCGCGCCAAGTCGGGCGCGCCGACGGTACTGATTGACCATACCGCTGGGGTGACGGTCACCGGCACCAATACCAATCAGCGCGTGCTGACCAGCAACAAGTACCGGATCGGCTCGGCCACCGGGGGCTTTCCGAGTGAAAGCGATGTCAGCTTCGTCGCGATCCATTCAGCACAACTGACGGATGCGGAGTTGGCCCTGCAGCTCGCGGTCATCCGCAAGCGCATGGTGCGCCTGGGCATCATCGTCTGAGCGGAAACCTCCGCGATTCCACCAGCCGCCTCGAGCGGTTTTTTTGTGCTCGAAATTTGCGTTCGCATGGGCGCATTCAATTTTTCAGCCCTGGGCAATACCTGCTTCAGGTGCTTTCAAACCCACGGGGTATTCACATGCATCGGATCGACGGCCCAGGCGCCACGGTAGATGGACTGTTCACCGAAGGTAACCCGGCTGCGGGTGTGCCGGCGACAGTGGTTACGGCCGCCTGGATGAATGACATTCAAGAAGAGCTGCTCACTGTCCTGTCCTCAGGCGGTGTCGTTCCCGTAAAGGGCGTCCAGGATCAGCTTTTGAGAGCCATCCGGACAGTGTCCACCGGCGCCATAGGAACCGCCACGAATCTGAAAATGACCGTTCCTTCCGCATCGGCGAGTGCGACCGTCACTGCAGATCAAATCGTGGTCGGTACCAGTTTGGGCGGGCAGGCCTATCGCCTATCGTCCTACAGCAAGACTATCAACCTGGCTACGACTGGCCCAGGCGGTATGGATGCTGGCACCGCGCCGGCGAACGGGTATGTTGCGCTTTATGCGATCTACAACCCTGTCACTGGTGCGAGCAGTATTCTGGCGACCAATGCTACTTTGGCAATAATGCCGCCGGTATACGGGGCCGCGCCATACCCAGCAGGTTATACCGCGTCCGCATTGTTGGCAGTTGTCCCGACTAATGCGAGCCTTCAGTTCAAAACCTTTGTTGTAAAAGATAGAACGGTATATACAGTTCTCAATACAGCATCTACTGGTACTTCTAACGTATCGTTGTCGCCAATCTCTCTTGCTTCTTGTGTTCCGCTGAACGCGAAAGAAGTTTTTGGTGAGATGCAGCTTGCAATTAGCTCAGCTGCAAGCATAACAATGACCATTGTTGCTGATTCTACGTTGGTAGGGCAGCAGAATATCTCATGTGTTTCTGGTTCTGCTGGCGGCGGGGTTACTGTGAACTATGCAAACGTCGTATTGACTGTGCCACAGACTATTAGCATGGTCACGAATACATCTGGCGCTGCTCATGCGTGGACTGTGTATGTAACGGGGTATAAAATATGATTTACGTTCAGCTGGATAGTAACGACAAAGTTATCGCAATGTTTTCGGCTCCTCAGAATCCCGAATTTTGGCCCGGGATTATCGAGGTTGATGAGGATGATCCGCGTTATAAGGCATTCTTAAATCCGCCGCGTGATCTGCTCGCCGACCAGTTGGTTGCCCTTCAGAGCAGAACGCAATTATCTATGGCTCAAAAACTTGCCCTGAGCGATCGGGTCGGCACATTGAACGATGCAATTGAGCTGGAGATTGCTACGCCCGCCGAAGAGGCAGAACTTGTCACCCGATCATTGCAATTGAAGATGTGGAAAACATATGGCGTTTTGCTCGGTCGCGTTACGAGCCAAGAAGGTTGGCCTGCGCTTGTTGAGTGGCCACTTCAGCCAGCTGACGGGATTGACCTAACTAACTCGGAATTCGTACAAAACTAAGTTCGGAAGAATACTGGAGGAAAGAATGCTGATCACGCCTCAAAAATTACTGCAGATCCTCCCAAACGCCGGCCAACAAGCCGGCGTTTTTGCGTCTGCGCTGAATCTGGCCATGGAGCGGTTCGAGATCAACACCCGCTTTCGCATGGCGGCGTTCATCGCCCAGGTTGGTCATGAGTCCGGTCAGTTCCGGTACGTGAAGGAGTTGGGCGGCGACCAGTACCTGAGCAAGTACGATACCGGCACTCTGGCTAAGCGCCTGGGGAATACGCCGGAAGCTGACGGTGACGGCCAGAAGTACCGCGGGCGCGGCCTCATCCAGATCACCGGGTACGACAACTACTTGGCGTGCAGCAAGGCGCTGTTCGGCGACGCTCGCTTGCTGCGCACCCCTGAACTGCTGGAGCAGGCCGAGTGGGCTGCGAAGTCGGCGGCGTGGTTCTGGAGTTCGCGTAACCTTAATGCCCTGGCTGACGCTGGTGAGTTCAACGCGATCACCCGGCGCATCAATGGCGGCTTAAACGGCTTGGCCGAGCGCCGTACCTTCTACAGCACCGCGCTGAAGGTGCTGGCATGACCACTATCTGGCTGCGGATCCTTCCTTACATTACTGCGCTGGCGTTGGTAGTCGGCGCGCTGTTCGGGGCCTATCACCGCGGCGTAACGGTTACGGAGGAAAAGTGGCAGGGCGAGTGGAATGCCCGCGACACCCGTGACGCAGTCGCCAATGCGCGAAACGAAGCTACCGAGCGCACAAAAGAACAGGCCTACCAACACTCAATCGATAAGGCGGTTCAAGATGGCCAACAGATCATTGACCAAGTTACAGCTGAT